CGGTGCGGATCTGCTCACTTGGGGTCGAGGCCTATGGACCCGGCGACACCTACTCGATGCTGGCCCCCGAACTGCACGAGTCGTTCCCGAGTCGCGGCGCGGTTACGGTGATCAAACGCAGCTTCAAGGCCGACCGGGACATCGCGACCGTGTGCTGGAAAACGGGTGCATGGGTGTCGGCGGAGCCTCGTTCGGCAACGAGGGCCGAGATTGAGCACTTCATGTCGATCCTCGCTGAGCCGTCGTCGTGACCGCCACCCCAGAACCAAGCGGAGGACGTAGCGATGAGCACGCAATTAGGGCCGACGAGCGACTTTTAGTTGCGCAGACATTGCGTGAAAACGCCAGCGCCCTGGTCCCGTTCGCGAAGGACAAAGAGGCACTGCTGGACCTTATCTGCCTGATGCTCGAACTCTGGGTGCAGTCATGACTTCCCCTGTTGACCCGGTAATCGACTTGTTCACCGAATCCGAGCTACACGAGCTCCTTCGCTGCGAGCGATGCAACAGCCACCTGTACCCGGACGGTGAGCACGAACAGCCGTGCCGAATCGGCAACTGCGTCGAGATGGTGTGTAACGGGTGCGGCCACGTGTCCGGTGGTTGGGGTCCGGTCGGGTGCCCTTGTAGTGGCATGACTCAACTGCCGAGAAAGCCCAGTCTGAAACGACGCGGATGGAGGAAGCGCAATGCCTGATGTTGACCCGGTAACACCGGGAGACGAGCGGTTTCGGATGGACGCTTGTCCGATCAGGGAACGCAATCCGGGGCACGGAAGAGGGCCAATCGGTCCATGTGAAGACATCTCACAGTGCCCCTGGTGTATGTCGATGTGCGCCAGCTTGAGGCCGCTCGGTGAGTTCTTCTACGACCACGACGGTGACTGTCCGCACGTATTGCACTGGGGGTCGTGCAGTGACCCAGAGCCGGTCGAGAACCGCTCGACGCGATTCCTCGCTGAGGCTGTGGCCGCTGAACGAGTCAAGACCGCCAACGAGATCGCCGAACAGATCGAGGCGGAAGCTAGGGCCTTCGTCGGGTTTCTAGTTGGCGACACGTCGCGTGAGGGTACTTGGAGACTGGTCGGCTCTGAAGACGCCTACAGAGACGCAATTCGCATTGCCCGCTCGTTCGCTGCTGGGTCAGAGACAACCAAGGAGGGCGGGTCCAATGTCTGAGCAGCCCGTAACACCCGACCCGCGCATCGAAGCGGCGCTCGAAGCCGATAAGCAGTACAACACCAACGGCCTATGCCATTTCGGTGTGCAGTGCGACGACTGCAACTGCTTCTATCAGCCCGAACGAGATGATCCCCGATACCGAGCACGGATGACGTTCGTCCTCGCTGCTGCTGACGCGGTTGACTCGGTCCGTGCTGAGCTGGCCCGGTATCAGGCAGCAGTACAAGCCGCGATCCGGTTTGTCGATCAGGTCGCTGCTGGTGAACACTCCTTCGGTCCGTGGCCCGGAATGGGTGACTTCTTCCGCGCCGAAATGGCGCAGCTAATCGGCAGTGATGCGGGCTGGATCGCTGAGCATCTAGGGGACGAGCGATGAGCATTCAGCGACGGCATCCGGACGGCACGAGCTCGATGCTCCCGCCGCAGGGGCCGGGTCCAGTTGACACCAGCAGCGAGGTACGCCTGGCCATCGTCGAAGAGGGCCTACTTGCCGAGATCCATGACCTGAATGAACGCCTCGACGAGGCACGGGCTGAGCGTGACGCGGCACTAGCCAAGATCCAGCGGGTGTATGCACTGGTCTGGCCGCAATGCCCCTGCATCGATCCTGGCGACAACCCCGAATGCCCCTACCACTCAGGGAAGCCACTAACAGTGGACGTGGCCGACATCCGGGCTATCCTCGCTGGCCAGGAAGACAGGAACAACGGATGAGGAAGATCAAGTACGCGGCTATCTGGTTCCTGGACGAACTCGACAACGCCCTCGATCACATCCCCGAGTGGGCTCGCGACGACGACGGGAAGATCCAGCGATACCAGGGCGGATTGGGATGCAGGCTGCGCCTAGGCATGTTCGCCTTCAAGCTGGCAGAACGGTGGTCGGTCGACATGCCCCAGCCTGAGCGCTGCTTCTGGTGCCGTGAACGATATGAAGCGGACGAGGAGACCTTAGATGCCTGATCTAGCTGAATGGCTACGAGTGGCGAACGGCGGAAAACTGATCCGCTGCACAGGGTGTCACCGGCTGATCATCTACGGCCAGACGTGCGTCTGCGGAACAAACTCCAACCCCGCCCGCCGTCCCGGATACCAGGAAGCAACCAGATGAGCCGAACGCGTCAGGACATGCTCGCCGACCTCGCTGACCTAGTCCGTGAACTCACAGAACCACGCACCAGCACCGAGTACCGCGAGACAGTGAAAATCGACGGCCAGAAACGCACCAGAGTCCGCGAACCCCACACCATCACCATGCCCGGCCTACTCCAATCCCTTATGAACGCCCTCGAACCCGGCGTAACAGGCGAACTGATCGGAACAGCGTCATTCGAATCCCGGCCATCCGCTGACCTCGAACCGCTCAGAGTGTGGCGACTCATCCAAACCGGCACCAGCGAATGGTGCACCCAACTCGGCATCAAACGCCACACACTCACAGGCGCCCTATCCGGCCTCGTCTCAGCCACCCACACCGACAGCCAACTAGAAACCATCGCCTACCAAGTCGCCGGCTGGGTGAAAGCCGCACGCCTCGCCACCGGCTGGGACGCCGAACCCTTCACCCTCAACCAGCACTGCCCCTACTGCTGGGCCAAAAACCAGATCACCGTCACCGGCGACCTCGAGCACGCACGCTGCGGGCGCTGCAAAACCGAATGGACCCACGACACCATCGGCCTACTCGGCCAGATGCTCACCAACAACCAAACCCAAGAAACCCTCGCCCTACAGTCCTGCGGCTGGGCAGACTGCTACCGCGCCGGCCAACACGACGAACACTGGACCAAAGACGGCCGGACATGGCGCGACACCTGCGACGTAGAGATCGCATGATCCGCAGCCTCACAGTCACTCAGCTCGACCGCTTCACCTGGCACGCATCCATCGATGAGCGCACCACGCTCGACGCCGCGCCAAACCCATTCGGCTGTGATGCGACTTTCACCGGACCATTCGCACGGGCCCGAGCAACACGATCCGGCATGAGAGAGATCCGCAGGCGTCAACGCAGGGACAACTACCGGACGACACGCTGACCCACCGTTACTTGCGCTTGACCAAAAATTCACCTAGTTTGGGCATGGCGCAGTATGCCCAAGGCCCTAAAACCACCACCCGGTTTGGGGCCTTTGTCATGCAACTAGCCCCCCTAATGGCGGACGAGTTCGGCGAACCGCTGCCGGGCAGCTTGGCGGGACACACCCAAAGCCACACCGATCTCAGTCCATGACCGGCGATGCATCCGAGCGATCATGACCGCTTCACGCAGCGCGGCCTCAGCAGCTTTACTGGCGTCGGCGGCGGCAGCGACGTCACGAAGGTCCAGTGTCTGGACCACCTCAACACTGGACGGATCCAGATCGTCGAGGGCCTGCTCAAGTGCTTCGGTTTCACTAACCATGTTGATCACCCCTCCTCAGAGGAAAACGTAGAACTTCGGCCTGATCGGCATTGCGTGGATGACGCGGGCCTCGTCCAAGTCCCAGTCAGCGACCCCGACTTCAAGGATTCGGCCCGTGGTGTCCGCTCCGAAGTAGACGCGGATGTTGCTGGGCTGGCTGATGTAACTCACTGCGTAGCGGATGGCGTGGATCATGTCGGCGTCGGTGATCCCGTGTTTCCGGGCTGACTCCGTGATCCGCATACTGACAATGATAGTTGTCGACAAGGATAGTTGTCAAGGGGGTTGAGCGAGGAATGCTAACCCCACTGCAACGCATCGACCGCGACCTCGCACTCAAAACCCGGGCACTCGACCAAGCCACCCAGAAACTCGACTACACCATGGCCAGCGCCCTAGCCGAAGACATCGACAACCTCCTCGACCAAAGAACCGAACACACCCACGAGGAGAAGCCATGAACCTACGCATCATCAACCAAACCGGAGTAGGGAACGATACACAGATCGAGCTAGACGGAACCCCGATCTGTCACTCCGTCACCGACCTAGCCCTACACATCTCCGTTGACGAAATCGTCACCGCAACACTCACCCTCGAACTCGACGCCCTCGAATACGACGGGCCAGCCGACATCAAACTCCACCCAGAAACCGCTGCCATCCTGACCAACCTCGGATGGACCCCACCAGCCCAGGAAGAGACGGCATGAACCAACACCAACTCATCACCATCCTCCTCATCCTCGGCGTCATCGCGCTCTGCGTCTGGATCATCAAAGCAATCCGATAGACCCATGACCGCCGCCAAATACAACACCCGAGAACACAAGAACCAACGCAGACACTGGGCACCCATCATCGCAAGAGGCGAAGGCTACTGCGCCGAACCCATCTGCCTCATGGACGAACGCTGGATAGAACCCGGCACACCATGGCACGTATGCCACGACCCCACCGGCACCCACTACATAGGACCAGGACACCAACGCTGCAACACAACCGAAGCAGCCACACGACAAAACAACGAACGGAAACCCAAGACGTCAAGGAGCTGGTAACCATGATCATTTTTGGACCAGCAACCACCACGAAGACCGCACTCTTCGCGAATATCCCCCCGAGCGGTGATCTTTGGTCAACGACGGGTCTGTGACGGTCCCTGATGGACTTTCGGCGGGCGGTCGCTCCCTGTGGTGCTCGCTCATTTCGGGCGCGTTGACGGCGCCTCAGTTGGTGCAGCTTGAGGAGGCGTGTCGGGCGAAGGATCGGCTGGACAAGCTGGATCTGATCTTGCGTGGCGACGTCGACACGTGGGCGCATTTGACGCATCGGCTGATGACGCAGGACTACGAGTTGCGGATCGATGATGCCTTGTCTAAGGCGAACGCGACGGCGGCCAATCTGCGGCAACTCCTCGCTGTGATCCCGGTCGAGGCGAAGAAACCCGAGGCGAAGAATGTCGCAGACGAGATCGCGAAGCGTCGTGCTGAGAGGGAGTCAGCAGCCGCGGGTAAGTCTCGCACCGCCAAGCGTCAGTAATGACTTCGAGGACGCGGTTGATCTGGCGGCGGGCTACGGGCTGGTCGCTGATGAGTGGCAAGAGGATGTTCTTGAGGGCTGGCTAGGTCGCAGTCCTGCCGGGAAGTGGGCTGCTCCGAGATGCGGGTTGGCTGTTCCTCGGCAGAACGGGAAGAACGGTTGCCTGGAGATCCGGGAACTGTTCGGCATGGTCATCCTCGGCGAGAAGTTCCTCCACACCGCGCACGAGGTGAAGACGGCGCGCAAGGCGTTTCTGCGGTTGTGCGGGTTCTTCGAGAACGAGCGTAAGTTCCCTGAGCTTGCGGCGATGGTCAAGGAGATCCGCAAGACCAACGGCCAGGAAGCGATCGTCCTGGACAACGGCGGGTCGGTCGAGTTCGTTGCCCGGTCGAAGGGGTCGGGTCGTGGGTTCACGGTCGATGTGCTGGTCTGTGACGAGTCGCAGGAGTTGACCGATGAACAGTTGGCGGCACTGCTGCCAACGATCTCGTCAGCACCCTTGGGTAACCCTCAACTGATCCTGACCGGTACACCGCCGTCGCCGAACATGGGTGGCGAGGTGTTCACCCGCATGCGGACGGCTGGGGTCAAAGGCACCGATAACCGGCTGTGTTGGAAAGAGTGGTCACTGGTTCCAGGCGACGACTTAAACGATCGAGCGAACTGGGCGAAGGTCAACCCGTCGCTCGGTGGCCGGCTAACCGTCGAAGCGATCATTGACGAACGGTCGGCTATGGATGATGCGACCTTCGGCCGTGAACGTGGCGGTATATGGGAAGACGAAGACGCGAACGGGTCAGCTATCCCGGCGACCGCGTGGGCTGACCGGCTCGATGCGGACTCAGAGATCGTCGGGTCACCTGTGTTCGCGCTCGACGTGTCACCGATGATGACCCACTCGGCGATTCTGTTCGCTGGGCACCGCGCTGATGGCGACGTGCACGGCGAGATCCTGCACCGTGAAGGGCAACCACCGGGCGAACTGGACTACAGGCTCGGGACTGACTGGGTTGTCCCGGCAATGATCGATCTAAAGACGCGCGTGCCCGGATTGCGGGTGTCGATTATCAAGGGGTCGCAGGCGGAAACGCTGGTCCCGGAGCTTGAGGACGCGGGTATCCCGGTTGATCGGGTTGCGGTGTCTGAGTTCGCTGCCGCGTGTGGCTTGGTGTTCAAACTCGCGACGACGGGTGGCCTATGGCATATCGGGCAGCCGCAACTCACGGCAGCGGTGGCTGCGACGAAGTGGCGGGATGTCGGTGAGGGTGCTCAGGCGTGGGGCCGGAAGAAGTCCACGTCGGATATCACACCGTTCATTGCTTTCACGCTAGCCATTCATCAGGCGCAGAGCGCCAAATATGACGTTCTTGCCAGTTTCTACTAGGAGGTTCGATGCGTGACCTCGCCACGGACCTCCTAGAAATCGTGGGGCTCATCCTCCTTGTCGCTGCCGCGGCAACCTGGGCGTGGCAGGCCGTCGACCCGGGTGCCGGTCTCGCTGCCGGCGGGCTAGGGCTGCTGGGTGTGTCGGCTCTTCTGGTGAAGTTGGGTAAGTCATGAGTTTGCTGTTTCAGCGTGCGTGGGGTGGATTGACGGCTGAGCGGCTGGTCGCTGAGAACCGGAGCCTGAGGACGTCACGCACCCCGTTTGTGTCCCCAGATACGGCGATGCGGGCATCGGCGGTTTGGGCATGCCTACGGATGCGCTGCGACATGGTGTCGACCACACCCGTCGATTGTTACCGCAATATCGGCGGGGTACAGGTCAGCGTGCCACCGACGCCGTTTCTACTTGATCCCGGCGGAAAAAATCGGGGCGTCGAAGACTGGCTGTACGCCTCACAAATGGATTTGGACCGGTCCGGCAACGCCATTGGTGTGATCCTCGCCCGCGACGGGCAGGGCTATCCCTCGGTGGTCGAACTCGCTGCGGCAGATAAGGTCGGCATTCTCGGCAAGGGCGACACGATCACACAATTTCGGATCAATAAGACGCTGTATGAGCCGGGCGATGTGTGGCACGAGCGGCAGTACGTCGTCCCCGGCATCCCGTTAGGGCTGTCGCCGGTGGCACACGCGGCATGGTCTCTCGGCAATTACCTGTCCGCGCAAGAGTTTGTGTCGGCATGGTTCAACGGCGGCGGCGCCACTATGCCGTCGGGGCATTTGAAAAACACCGGCAAAACGTTGCTGGAAGAGGAAGCGCAGAAGATTAAGTCGCGGTTCCGGGCATCGGTAGCTTCCGGTGACGTTTTTGTCTCCGGTAACGACTGGGAGTTCACTCCCGTATCGGTCTCGGGACAGGGGGCGGCGTTCCTGGACACGATGCAGTACGGGGTGAGCGATATCGCCCGGTTCTTCGGTCTGCCCGGCGACCTGATCGACGCGGTCACCACTAAAGGCACCATCACCTACGCCAACGTGATCCAACGCAACTTGCAGGCTCTGGTCTGGTATCTGCAGCCCGTGTTTGAACGCCGCGAGGCGGCGCTGTCGCGGGCGATGCCGAAGCCGCGGTTTGTGAAGTTCAAAACCGATTCGATCCTTCGGATGGACCCGCAAACCAGAGGCGATGTGTTGAACGCCGCGATCACATCGAAGCGACTTGCACCGTCCGAGGCTCGTGCGGCTGACAACCTGCCGCCATTTACCCCCGAACAAATACAAGAATTCCACGACCTCGGCATCGTCGCACCGGCACCCGCCGCGAACACTCCAACGGAAGGGCTGGTCGCATGAACACCTTCAAGGAAGCCGCACTGGCGCGGTCCGCAGGTATGAGAGCCCGTGCGGACCGTCCGAGCCAACGATCTCGCGACGAGACCAGTCGAGCCAATCGAACACCTGCTCTGCGGGTTAAGGATCTGCACCTTCGCGAGTCGGGCCCTGACAGTCAAGTCACCGGTTTCACTGGCTATGCCTCGGTCACATCCCAGGGCTACACGATGTGGGACATGTTCGGTGAGTACACCGAAGTAGTCACCAACGGCGCCTTCAAGCAGACCCTTTCCACGCCCGATCTCGACGTGCCGCTGGTTTTGCAGCACGATTCGTTGCGACGGATCGCCCGTACGACTAACGGGACATTGCGCCTATCCGAGGATGACATCGGCCTGCTCGTCGATGCTGACCTCGACCCTGCTGACTTGGACGTCGCATACATCACCCCGAAGATGCGCGCGGGTCTTATCGACGAAATGTCGTTCATGTTCCGCATCACTGAGGGGCAATGGTCCGATGACTGGACCGAATTCCATATCAACGCCGTCGATATCAACCGCGGCGATGTGGCGATCGTCGGATACGGCGCGAGCCCTCTCACGTCAGCGTCGGTGCGCGAACCGGCACCGGCCCTCAAAACCCCCGCGCGCGTCATCGTCACCGATGACGACGTGCGGCTGCGGGTCCTCAGATAGGACACCGCACCACTCCCTGTAGCTCCGCGTAAAGAACCCCGCGTCGCGCCAAGTGCCTGGCCTGGGGTCACTGCCTGCTGCCTGTCAGGGGCCAACCAACCCAACTGCGCCCACTTGAATCGTGGGAGAAAGGGCGATGTCATCATGACGCTCGCTCAGCTCATCGCGCAGCTCCGGGGCCAGATGGCCACCAAATTGGAGCAGCGCAACACTCACGCCAGCGAACTGGCAACCCTACGTTCGGCCGAGACCGTAGACGAAGAGAAAGTCAGCGAACTACGGGCCGCGAAAGACGCCATCGACACCGAACTGGATGTACTCGAATCACGGGTAGCGGAACTGCTTGTCGAGCAGGCCCGTGACGACGCCGCTGACCGGCTGTCCCGCGAGGTGCACCCCACCGGCGCCGCACGCCCCGCCTACGACGAGGTAGCCCGGACCGGCTCGGAGGAACGCACCTACGCCCCCCATAAGGAGCGAGGCTTCGATCAGTCCCGAGGTGTCCTGCGCGCAGGCTCCAAGGCTGGCGGACAATTCGAGCGTGACGTTGCGGGGATGTTCTTCCACGACCCGCAGGCGATCGAACGAATTCAGCGCCACATGGCTGAGGAGCGTGTCGAGCGTGGCGAGTGGTTGGCGCGTGCGGCCGGCACGGGTGCGTTCGCTGGTCTAACCGTCCCCCAGTACCTCACTGACCTGTATGCGCCGGCCACAGCCGCTCTGCGGCCGTTCGCTGACGCCTGCAACCAGCATGAGCTACCGGCTTCCGGTATGACGGTCAACATCTCCCGGATCACGACCGCTACATCGGTGGCCAACCAGGCGTCTGAGAACACTGCGGTGTCGGAAACCAATATCGATGACACGCTGCTGACCATCAACGTCCAGACCGGTGCGGGTCAACAGACCCTTTCTCGGCAGGCGCTTGAACGTGGCACCGGAGTTGAGCCAGTTGTCCTGGACGACCTGTTCCGCCGGTACGCGACGAACGTCGACTCGACCCTGTTGAACCAGGCGACCACCGGTTTGGCTGCGTCTTCGACGTACGTGCCGTACGTGTCGGCGGCACCGAAGGGCGTCGAATACTACCCGATCACGCTCCAGGCGCTGTCCAACGTCGAGGGCGCGATGCTCGACATGGCGTCAGGCGACAACCTGGTGATCATGCACTCACGTCGGTGGTACTGGCTGCAAAACGGTCTGAGTTCGACGTGGCCGTTGATGGCGCAGCCAGGAATCGCGGCGCAAATGTTCGCCAGTAACAACGCTGTCAAGTACAACCAGGGTGTTCGTGGCGTTCTCCCGAACGGAACTCCCGTGATCGTGGACAACAACGTGACGACGGCGGCATTGGCCGCCGCCACCACTGGCGGTACCCAGGATCAAACCTACGTGGTGGATCAGAAGGAATGCCACCTGTGGGAGGACCCCTCAGCGCCGCTGTTCATCCGCGCTGAGCAGCCTTCCGCTGCATCACTGGGTGTGCTGCTGGTCGTGTACGGCTACTACGCCTATACGTTCAGCCGGTACGCGCAGTCGCAGGTCATCGCCGGAACTGGATGCGTCACTCCTGCATTCACTGGCGTGTAGCAAGTCCGTGGGGCGGCGCGTTCGCGTGCTGCCCCACGGCACAAATCGAAGGAGATAAGCCACATGTCTGACCCCACTTCGGCTGTCGAACCGAGCGAGGCATTGCGCAAACAACTGGGATCGGACGCAGGTCCGTTCCCGAGCCCAGACCAAGAACGCGCAGCACAGAAGAGACGAGCGGCGGCCGGTATTAAGCAGGGCGGCCAGGCGAAGCCGCCTGTTGAGCGGACTTCGGACGTGTCCAAAAAGCAAAAGACCTGACCTAGCGTTTCCGCGATCATGAGAGGCGACACGGCATGATCGACCTAGGCGACCCGCTACCAGATTTAGCTATCAAGGTCACCGATAGCGCGGGCCTACCCGCTGATGCCGGCTCTGTGACCCTCACTGTTACTCTGCCGGATGGGACGACCAGCACCCCGACTGTCGCCCACGACGGCGTAGGTGCCTATTCGGCGGTCCAAATGGCGACCGTGCCAGGTCGCTACCTGATCTCGTGGGTGGCAGCAGCGCCGAATGCTTGCACCTTCAAAGATGTACGTGATGTTGCATCGGCTGACCCAGCGTTCCTGTTCAGTCTCGAGGACGCCCGGCAGATGTTGCAGCTTCCCGCTGCCGACACGGCCAAGGATGAACTGATCCGCACCTACATCGGGGCCGTGACCGTCGTCGTCGAATACGTGTGCGGCAAGCAGACGAGAACCTCCGTTACACAAACATACGACGGCGGTGCGGCAGGGATTCTGCTGCCGTCGAACCTGTTCAGTGTCGACACAGTCGTTGAGAACGACCTCACTCTGACGCCAAACCAGGACTACACCGTCGATCTGCGCTCGTGCATTCTCTACCGCGGCTCCCCGCTCGCGGTTTTCGCCTTCATACCTGGCATCCAAAACGTGACCGTCACCTTCACCAAGGGCAACACGGTCATCGCCCCCAACGTGCAGTTGGGCGCCGAAATGATCCTCCGGCATTTCTGGAACGGCAGCCAACAAGGGCTAAGACCCCAGTTCGGCACGCCAGACACATCAACCGGCCAAAACACGAAAATTCTGGGCTACCTCATCCCGAATGCGGCGATGACGCTGCTGCAAGCCTCTCCCCGTCAACCAGGGTTCGCCTGATGACGCAATCTATTAAGGGCTGCATCGCGGGCATCTACACCGTGTGTCAAACACTGTACGCATCTTCTACCGACACTTCAGGTTCGCCCGTCCTCGTCTCCTACGGCCCGCCTGGCAATTACCAGCCTGGAGCGATCGTGGCAGTCGGCATGAATGTTCGGCAGCCGATCGGCCGCCCGACCATAGGTACGAACCGGTCGCGTGAAAAAACCGCTGAAATCGACATCATCGTTTCCGTGTTCGTTCCCGGAGCCGAGGTGGCCCAGCAGGTCGCCACCGAAGCGTGCGCAGACCTAGCCGAATTGCTCGACGGGTATTTCCGAGTCGCCCCTCAAGAAACCCTTTCAGGTGCGTGTCGTGAGGCGTGGCTTTCCGACATCAGCGGGCCGATACCGACCGTCGCTGTTGATCCCGAAAGCGGCGCTGTAACCGGCAGGGTCGCCGAAGCGACGGCCACTATCACCGCTCGAATCCGCTACTAACAACCAACCCCGAAAGGCAGCCGACTGTTGTTCGGCTCCTTTGTCATGCCCTGGAGGCGACCGTGCCCAAGCTCCGCAATATCAATCCGCTCGGCGCGGTGGATCTCCCGTTGATCGGACGGTCACTGGAAGCCGGCGAGGAATTCGACTGCACCGCCGAGCAGGCCAAGCACCTGCTGGAGCAGGCCGGCAACTACCAACTCGCGACCGAGAAGAAGCCGAGCACGCCCCGCGAGAAGGCGGCACCCAAACCGCCGGCGGATGAACCGAAAACCAGCGACCCGACTGACACGGACGGCGGTGCCAACTAGTGGCCACTACACAGGACTCCAGCCTCGGCTTCATCGAGGAAGTCACCTACAAAACCAACCCTGGTGCGGTGACTCGATGGGTTGAGTTCACTGATGAGTCGCTGGACTGGGACAAGAACGTCAAGCAGGGCAAAGGCCTGCGGGTGGGTGGGCGTGTTGCGCGCTCAGCTCGCCGCGTTGTTCCAACCGCGCAAGGCGGCGGGGACATCACGATGGAAGCCACCTCCAAGAGCATGGGCTTGCTGTGGAAGTGGGCGCTGGGTTCGGGGACATCGACCCTGGTGTCCGGCAGCACCTATCAGCAGGTTTTCACCCTCGGTGATACCCCGGCGTCGTTCGTGTGCCAGAAGGGCACCGTTGAGGCCGGCGGCACTGTCGATGCCCAGACCTACCTCGGCTGCATGATCGATTCGTGGGAGTTTGATTTCACCAACGCTGACATTGCGATGGTGAAGTTCACGATCGACGCGGCTGATGTGGGTACGGCTACCGGCTACGCCGCCCCGTCCTACGCGGCGACCCCGAACCTGTTTCATTTCGCCAACGCGACCCTGTCCACCGGAACATTAACGGCCCCGACGGCCACCGCGCTTGGGTCGGCTGTCACTTCGGTCGCTGATGTTCGTGGCGGCACCATCTCGGTCAACAACAACCTGACCGATGACCGGTTCAACATCGGCGGTGGGGGACGCAAAGCGAAACCCACCGTGGGGTTGCGTGAGATCACCGGCAAGCTCGACATCGAATACGACTCGACCACGTTCCGTGACGCGGTGCTTGCCGAGACGCCGATGGCGTTGGTGCTCACGTACACCGCTGGTGCGTTGAGCACCGGCAACGAGACGTTGCAGATCATCATCCCCGAGATCAAGTTCGAAAGTGAACTGCCGAAGGTCAACGGGACCGACCTGATCATTCAGTCGATGTCGTTCACCGGACTGGACAACCTCACCGCGGCGCAGCCGATCTGGGTTGTGACCCGCACTGCGGACGCTGCCCTGTAGTGGACCAGTACGAGGTTGACACGTCGCAGTATCAGCGTCTCGCTGGCCGGCTGCGCACGATCGACGGTGACGTCAAAAAGCAGGTCAATGCCTCCCTTCGCAGGGTCGCTACACCGGTCGGTAAAGACGTAGCGGTCACCGCTGGCTCCGTACTCCCACGCCGTGGGGGTTTCGGGTACGAGGTGGCGGGTGCTCGTCCCGGAGTCACCGCAAGCACGGACAAGGTTTCGATCCGGTTCAACGTGCGGCAACGCTGGTATCTCGCGCAGATCGATGAAGGCGTGTTGAAGCATCCCGTTTTCGGTCGACCCAAGTCGACAGTCACCCAGCATGTGAGACCCGGATCTTTCCGGCGTCCGTTCGAAGCCGCTGCACCGAAGGTGCGGCAGGAAGTGTTGAGCGGCCTTAGTGAGCTGCTCGACGGTCTCGGCAAGTAGCCGACCAACTCCCGGGGGAACCAATGAAATTCAAGATCGAAAATCGGGTGTACAACGCCGCGTCAATAGACGAGCTGTCCCTGAAAGACATCCTGCAACTGGAATCCGAAACGACCGCCCTCGGACGGCCACTACGGATGAACGACTTCAAGGTCATGAGCGAGGAAATCGACGCACTCAAGACTGACGCCGAGAAGCAGGCCCACCCGGACGCTCCATGGGTCCTCGCTGTCACCATCTGGGCGTCACGCCGTGAACAGGGCGAAACCATGACGTTCGGGGACGCGATCGATTTCCCGTTGAAACAACTGACCTTCCTGCCTGAACCGCAGGACCACAAGGTGAAGGTAAACCCTACGAAGGCCCGGCCCCGCAAGGGTTCCAGTCGGGCCGCAAACAGCCAACACGACGACCAGGCCTAACCGACGACGGTGACCTCCGTGAAGGGGTCTACAAGCGTCTCACCACCGTCTGCCACCTGTGGCCATCGATCAGCCCCCACGGCCCGGAAGTACCGAACTCCGTGTGGAACCTGCCCTACGGGGTCTGGGTTAACGGGTTCGCCCCAGCCGCTGACGCGCACATAGCCGCGATGAAGAAAGCCAACAATCCGAGGGGAAAGAGCCGATGAGCGACCTGACCCTGAAGATGCTGTTGTTCGGTGAGGATCGGACCGCGTCCCGCTCTTTGAAGTCGCTCGGTGACAACGCTGACAGCACCGGTAAGCACCTGTCCGGTGTCGGAACCTCCGCGGTCGCGATGGGGGCCGCTATCGGCACGATGGCCGCGCAGGGCGCGACCGCGCTGCTTCGCATGGGCGGGTCGGCGATCAAGTCGGGTGTGCAGACCGCCGCCGCGATGGAGCAGGCCAACATTTCGTTCACCACACTCCTCGGCTCAGGCAAGCAAGCTCAAACGTTCCTAGGTGACTTGTCCAAGTTCGCCGCAGCGACACCGTTCGAACTGCCCGGGCTCGTGGACGCTTCCCGGCAACTGTTGGGTGCGGGGGCGGCAGCGAAGGACGTCATCCCGACGCTGACCGCGTTCGGTGACGCGTCCGGCGCGCTCGGGTTGACCCAGGATCAGTTCAACCACATCATGCTGGCCACCACACAAGCCATGTCCGCGGGGACGTTGCACGCCGGTGACCTGCTGCAAATGACTGAGGCCGGTCTGCCGGTGTGGAAGCTGATGTCCGAAGCGCTCGGCAAGCCCGTCTCCACGTTGAAGGCCATGTCCGAAAAAGGGCAACTGCTGTCCAAGGACGTCCTGCCGAAGCTGCAAGCGCAGATGGAGAAAGACTACGGCGGCGCGATGGGTAAGCAGTCCCAGACCCTGTCCGGTCTGTGGTCGACCCTGATGGACACGTTCAACCAGGGCATGGCCAAAGCGATCATTCCGATGGAACCGATGCTCCGATCGCTCATCCCCAAAGCCGCGAACGTGATGGGCACCGCCCTTGCATCGCTCGGTACGGGTGCGTCGCAGTTCTTCGGTGGGCTCAGCGGAAACGTGAAACGGATGAACCAATCCGACCGGCCCAAACTCGAACTGTTCGGTCTCGGGATTCGGGCCATGGGTCAAGCCTTTCAAGACGGCGGGGTCACCTCGAAGGGCTTCATCGGTGTGATGGAGCGAATCGGTGTTGTGCTTCGCCAGGTAGCCGGTGTGGTGCAGGGTGCCCTGAAGCAGGCCATGACCTGGATACGGACCAACGGACCGAAGATTTTCAGCGGCTTGCTGACGTCCGTAGAAAACCTCGCCAGTGTGGCACTACCCCTGGTGATTCAGGCGTGGGAGGCATTCCGGAAGCCCCTCCAGACGGTTATGCAGTTCATCATCAACACTGCGCTGCCCGCGATTACGGCTTTCACGGGCTGGCTTGAAAGATACGGATCGATAATCCGTATCGCCGCTGTCGGCATCGGCGCGGTCGTTATTGCGATGAAGGCATGGGCGCTTGCGCAGTGGCTGATAACCGCCGCTACCGGAGCATGGACAACCGCTCAGCTCGCACTAGACGCAGCTATGGCCGCGAACCCGATTGGCCTGATCGTCCTGGCCGTGATCGGACTGGTCGCTGCTTTCGTCTACGCATACAAGAACTCCGAGACTTTCCGCAACATCGTCAATGGCGCGTTCACTGCGGTGAAGAACGTGATCATGGGTGTGTTCAACTGGGTGAAGTCGAACTGGCCGTACCTGCTTGGCATCCTGATCGGGCCGTTCGGTCTCGCTGTGGCCGTGATCTATAAGCACTGGTCCTCGATCAGGCAGGGCGCTACCGATGTGAAGAATTGGATCGTCGGCGCGTTCAACAGCGTGGTCAGCTTTATCACTGGGCTCGGCCCTCGGATGCTTACCGCCGGTAAGGGGTTCATGAAGTCCCTGTGGGACGGAATCCGCTCGGGTGTCGGCAACGTGGGTGGGTTCGTAGCTGACCTCGGCTCAGCGATCCGTAACGGAGTGAATGGGCTGCTTCATCTGCCCATCCATATCCCTGTCATCGACACACACATTCCAGGTGTCGGCAAAGTTGGTGGAGAAACCCTGATCCCCGCTCTGGCGAAGGGCGGCATCGTCACGTCACCGACGCTAGCGATGGTCGGCGAGGCGGGACCAGAGGCTGTTATTCCGTTGAATCGGGCCAAGGCTGGTTTCGGCGGGGGTGACATCACGATTCAGGTGAGTGGTGCGCTTGATCCGACCGCTGTGGGCCGTCAGATCGCTGGGATTCTGGAGCAGTACGTGGGTCGCGGTAACCGGATCGTCGGGGTAACCACGTAATGGCGCTCCCTGCTGGTGGTGTGGTTGAGATTCGTGACCTGGTCACGCCGGGTGTGTGGACCGATGTCACCCAGTACCTGGATAAGGACGCGTTCACGATCCACTTCGGTCGCACGTCGCCGTACGCGGCATCGTCAGCGGCTACTCTCTCGGGTCTCCGGTTGAACAACACGGATAGCCGGTTCACCCCGAAATCTCAAGTCCTCACTGATGGAACACCTAATCCCTACTACCCGAACCTGGTTCCCCGGAGATTGATCCGCTACCGGAACACCCCAGCGGGGACTCGTTTCACGGGGGAGATCCAGGGCTGGCCACCGTCGATCGATTCGAACGGCACAGCGTGGGTGATGATCACCGCGACGGATGTGATGCGGCGACTATCGGCCATCACATTGAACAGTCCGGTGTTGCAGGATCAACTAGCGGATCTTCCGGTGGCGTTGTGGCCGCTGAATGATGCGGTGGGCAGCACCATAGCTGCGCCACGCGTGGGTGGAACACCGTTGTTGCAGCCCAGTGGTACTGCGGTCGGCTTCCCCACCCCAGGCTCCACTGGCATCGGAACATTCGGCTTCCCGGGCCTCGGTTCGACCGAAAACGGCACCAGCTTAAACATCACCCCAACCAAGTCGCTGATAGCCACGAATCTGCCTGCGATGTCGGCCTACACGGTCGAAATGTGGGCGTACTTCACAGCTTTGCCGTCAAACTTCGTGGACTTCCTGGTTCTAGAGCAGCCCGACGGCACTCCATTGATGAAGATTCTCATCGACAGTTTCGGGAACATAACTGTCGGGGCAAGTAGCATCAGTGTCTCCGTAGGGTTTTGGACCTATTTGGGATTCACCGTCGACACCGGCGGAAGCGCCACCATCTATGCCGGCGCCGGCAGTCTGTCTGACACTGCCCTCGCTGCGCCAGCAGGTTCCCGTCTTAGGGTGGGCGATGCGTACAACTATGCGACATCGAACCTCAACGTCAACATCGCATATGTAGCCATCTACCCAACGCAACTATCATCCGCCCGGATATTCAGCCATATCAGCGCAGCGGCATTCTCGGGCGGCACCACGGGCGCCTACATTCAGCGGCTGCTCGCTGCCAACGGCTACACCTCAGCCGACTGGAGCGTTGATACCGGCGTAGCCACCGTCAATAGTTACCCGCAGTCGGACAAGTCACTTCTCACGGCTTGCCAGGACATGGCCGTTACGGAGGGCGGCGGGTCCGCGTTCTATGTCAGCCCGAATGGAAAATTTCGGTTCGCTGACCGGAATTTCAGAATCCCGGGCAGCCCTGTCCTGACGGTCACCATTGAATCTGACGATCTGGGTGATTCGTACTCCCCGACTTTCGACGATCAAACCTTGATCAACTCCAGCACCGTTACCCGGTCATCTGTATCGGGCACGCTATCCACCCAGACCTACGCCGACGTGGCCAGTGTGGCGCTGTACCAGCGGTCCGATGATTCGGTCACGACTTACACGAGCACCGATGATGATGCGTTGCATCTGGCGCAGTCGCGGGTGGCCCAGAACTCTCAGCCGGGGTTCCGGTTACCGCAGATCGTCATTGATCTGATGACCGCACAGAACAGCCTCTACGCGTCGCTGGCCAACCTTCAGATCGGTTCCCGGATTCGGGTCACCAACCTGAAGCAAGGGTTTGCCCCAGCTACGCAGATTGACTGCTATGTGGAGGGTTGGACGGAGACTGTCGGCCCGGATCAGTACACGTTCGCGATCGATGCCAGCCCAGCGGACAACCCACCGGATGCCGTGTGGGAAGACGCGACCTACGGTCGTTGGCAGGCAGAGGCGTCAACGCTGAACACCACGATAACGAACAGCGGAACAACCGTGGTGATCGCCACTTCGTCTGGGCCGACTTGGTCTACAGCATCAGGTGATTACCCGATGCTGATCAAGATTAATGAAGAGATCCTGCAACTCAACGGTGTGCCGGGTGGTTCTACGTCACCACAAACCTGGACCGGTGTTACACGCGGTGTCAGCGGGACCACTGCGGCTGCGCAATCCAGCGGGTCAACTGTCGATGTCTATCCCACGGTGACGTGGACACTGTGAGGGGCCTCTAATGCCGTTACCTTCTTCTCCATCGGTCGGAACGAAGATCACCGCTGCCTGGGGCTCGTCGCTACTGTCCAGCCTGCCGGGCAAGATGATGGGCTTCACGTCCACGTTGACCTCGGCCACATCGTCCGGGACGAACGGGACTACAGAGGCGCTGCTCGCCGGGTCTCTGTTGACGGTGACGAACGTCGAAGCCGGCCGGTATTACACGGTGACCTTCGGCTGCAAGTTCGTTGTGTCGGTCGCGAACACCACCGCTCTCGCAATCGTCCATGCATCCCAGTCGACGATCACGACAGCCTCACCGTCGATCTACATCGCGCAGCAGCCCGTGGCCGCGACTGCCGGAAATCAGCAGGAGCAGACGTTCACGTGCGCGTGGGTTCCAGGCGCGTCCGGGACGTGGAACCTCCAACTGGGCGTGAAGTCGGCCGCCGGGACAGGCAACTCGCAGATCACGAACGGCAACGACGGGGTGTTCCTGTTCGTCCAGACCGCCTGACATGAAAGGAACCCGATGGATGCAGTGAATGGGGCGCAGGTTGTTGCCGTTGTCCTCGTCATCATCGCGGCTCTGGCCAGTGCTGTCGCGTTCTTCAAAGCCAACTACGCCAAGGCCCAGATCGTCGCGCTACGCGGTGACCGTGATGACCAGGCCGCTCGGCTGGAACGGCAAGACCAGGAATTGAAAGAGATGCGGGCCGAACTATTGGCCGAGCGGACCGCCCGGCAGGCCCTGGAGAAAGTGGTCACCGGCCGGGATCTGCTCGAGGAGTTGCGGACCGAACTGACCCACCATCACACCGCCGCTATGCAAGGCCTCTCGGGGGTTCATAACACGATGGAACAAGTCGTTGAAGTGCTTGAAGCGGTCAGGGTGAAGGTCGCGGCATGACCGAGGTCAGGAATAGGCGGGTAGAGAAGGCCGGTCAGATGGTCCACGCCTCACTGGTCGCGTTGGCTGTCGCTGTCGCGGTCGCGTTGGCGTTCATCGTGTTGGCGCAGGGCTACCAGTTGCAGAAACTCGGCGGTGTCGCTGCGGATACGAAACGTAACAGTGACCGCCTGGTCGATTGCACGACCCCTGGCGGGAAGTGTTATGAGCAAGGCCGGTCGGCTACCTCGGGGGCGGTGGGGACGATCAACCGGATCACGATCGCTGCCGTCTACTGCTCGGGGAAGCTCGGCCTGTCGGCGACCATCGGCGATCTGACGGCGTGCGTCACGGCGCAAACCAAATGAGAGGGATCTGATGGTCTGGATGGGCGATGGCCAGTACCGCATGGCGGCAGCGTTGATCACGCTGTTCAACGAGCTGCGCCAGCAGTACCCGAGCAGCGGGTGGCAGGACTCGGCCCAGACGGGCACGATCGGTGACGCCGCGCACCGTGGCGAGGGCTCGGCGTCGGATCACAATCCGTGGCTGAATAACACGGTCCGCGCGCTGGATGTGGCTGCGAATGTGCCTGGTTGCCCACCCGGTGAAGCGCTGTTCCAGATGGTGAACCGCATGTACGCGGCCCGCGACCCGCGGGTCTATCCGAACGGTTACGCGATCTACAACGGCCGGATCACCGACTGGGACAACCCCGGCGGCTACCACGCCCAGCAGGGCGACCCGCACCTGTATCACGTGCATATCTCGGTCAGCCAGAACCCGGCTGGCTACAACTCAACCGCTCCGTGGCCGCTCGGTGAGTCGGCTCTCGGCAGCGGTACCCCGATCACGTCCCAGGAGGACGACATGACACCAGAACAGGCCGCGCAACTCGCGCGGATCGACACCTTCGTTTCCGGCATCGGTGTCCACGGCACCGGCACTGGCGCGGCTGTGGTCAACGCCGCCGCTGTGAAGGCCAACGCCGCCGCTGTGCTCACCGGTCAGGTACTGGCCCTTGTCAGCAAGCAGCAACCGGTCACGGTCGACGTTGACACGGATGCCGTCGCAGCGGCCATCGCTGATTCCCTCGACGACGACCTTGCGGCCAAGGTCGCTGACGTTCTCGCCGCCCGCCTCAAGGCATAGGAGCGTGTCGATGCTAACGAAACTGAAGGCGCTGCTCGTGAAACTGTGGGCGATCGACCTCGTGAAACGTGCCGCGCATACGTTCTGGCAGGCGTTCGCTGGTGTCCTGATCGCGTTCGTTGTCGGTGGGGGTCTGGACTTCGCGCACCTGCCCAGCTTCTCCCTGGTCTACAAGGTGGTCCTCGCGGCGGTTGTGGCTGGTATCGGCGCGGTCCTGTCGCTGGCCAAAACGTACTTCACGGGCAAGGCCACTGCCTGACCTTCCGTCCCCTTCTCGGACCGGTTCGAATCCTCGGACCGGTTTTTTCATGCCGTCTCGGCACACAAAGGAGTAAAGAAATGGCTCGTTATTCCACTCAGGCTGTGTCGCAGACCGCGCAGCTCGCTGGTGTCAACTCGACCACCACCGTCAACGGCTACATCGGCTATTGGGGTGGGTCTGCTACGTCCGGTTTCCGGTTGCGCCGGTTGAAGCTCGGTGTACGTACCACTACCGCTGTGGTGCCGACATCGCAGCAGATCACGGTCGCGATCTACCGGCAGACCGTCGCGCCCGCCGGCACTGGCTTGGCCGCTGCTGTGTTGGGTCAGCCGTTGGAGACGTGGACCCCGCAGACCGACCCGACCACGGGTCTGATCGTGACCACGGCGACCACCATCGGCACGACCGGCCCCACGTTGGCCACGAACCCAATCGACACGCTCACCTTCAACTCCCAGTCCTACCTCGATGTGCCGTATGACTACATCGAGGAGATGGTGTGCGCGATCGGCACCGCCAACGGTCTGGCGTTCGTCAACATCGGCAACACGCTCCCGGCTGGGCATTTCATCACCCTGACCCCGACTGTCGAGGTCTGAGGTTATGCGTTCGCGGTGGGCAGCGGGCCGTGGTGTCCTCATCGCAACCGCTGGGATGGCCTTGGTAGCCGGTGGCGTGTCCTACACGGTCATCGCCACCGCGAACGCTGACACGACCTCGATCACGTGCACGAGAACCGATGACGGCACAACCGATGTGACGTCCTGCCCATCGAACCGAGTGACGGCCACGGTCACAGCGGCCGGCCCGACTGTCACCCAGACGGTCACGGCCACCGCGAGCAGCACCGCGAGCAGCTCGATCCCGGCATCGTCGAGCCCGTCGCCGACACCCACCCCGACACCCACGGCTACGGTCGTGCCGGCCGGATACCCGAACGCCAGCAACACCGGTGTGCCAGCGGGGACGGTCCTCACGAAACGCGGATCGCTCAAGGTCACCGCATCCAACTCGACCTACCAAAACCTGGAGATCGACGGCTGCGTGACCTTCGGCTCGGGCGTGGCCAACGTCGTTTTCCGCAACGTCCTTTTCAAGTCGGATGGCTGCTACTGGCTCCTGCTCAACGACGTCGGGGCGACCGGCATTCAGGTCATCGATTCGGAGTTCGACTCTCTGAATAACCCGAAGGCCGACGCCGGGCTCAACGGCTCGAACATCACCCTGACCCGGGTCAACATTCACGGATCGGTCGACGGCATCAAAGCCGGCACCAACATGGTCGTGCAGGACTCCTACATCCACGACCTGGCGATCGTCGGTAACGATCCGCACAACGACGGCATCCAGTCGCTCGGGACCAACAAGCTCACGATCAGCCACAACACGATCATCGTGAAGGCTGGAGCTACATCAGCGATCATCCTTTCGACCGGGTCCGCCGACAATATGCGCAACGTCCTGATTAGCGGCAACCTGCTGGCCGGGGGTGCGAACACCGTCTACGGCGGCTATCAGGCGGGGGTCGATGTTCTTTCCCGGGTGAGCAACATCCAGATCCTCAACAACCGATTCTCAACGCAGATTTTCCCGAACTCCGGCGCGTTTTACCCGATGGTGTCGATAGATCCGCCGGTCATCGTGTCGGGCAACGTGTGGTTCGACGGGCCGAACGCCGGGAAGGTGGTGTCCTGATGGCCAAGGGTGATCCGCTGCTGTCCCCCTGGTCGTGGGCGGCTGGTGATTACGTCGGCCTTCAGATCACGATCTCGGTCGCGTTCAACAACTCCACCCGGGCCATCCAATCCGCCACAGTCCATCGGGACGACGGCTGCCAGTACCACACGATCGTGTTCGATGTCCCCTCTGATCAGGTGAAAGCCAAACGGCTGGCTGCCCCCACGGATGGGGCGGGCGATAAGACGTACACGAAGGCCCAGATCAACGCTCAGGGCCTGACCGTTATTGAGGACATTCTCGCGATCCAGATCACCGCCGAACCATAGAGGGGCTGGGGTAGATGGCCCTCGCGATCGATGCTTCTACCCCGGCGATAGCCACCGGCACCACTACAGCGATCACCACGGCGTCATTCACACCGCCGAACGGGTCAGCGATCGTGATCCTGTTCGGCAGCAACTCCCAAACCGCCGGTGACACGTCGATCACGTCCATCACCAACACGGGCACCGCGATCACCTGGACCCGCCGTGCCCGCAAAAACAAGAACGCCTCCTCCGATGGTGGGGCGGGTGTCGATGGCGGCGCGGAGATCTGGACCGGTGTCGGCACCGGTGGGAGATCG